TTAAACCATCGAAGCAAACTGTCCCTCCTACTAAACCAAAGAGGCAAACACAAAAATATATTGCTGAGGTCTATGAGTATGCTAAAAATCAATCAAAGTGGGAAGCAGCAAGAGAATGGTGTGCTGATAGAGGTTATGAGTTTAAAGTAATCACCGAGCACGAGTTAGGGATTAAGTAATGCCAAGAAAAACTCTTCAACAAAGACAAAGAAGTCGCCTTGCTGGTCTTGTAAAAAAGTTTATTGGTACTGAAGATGCTGATGATACAATGATTGAAATTATGAATGTATTGACTGAATCTCCATTACCTCCAGTAGCAGGAAAGTATTATGTTTTTGTTTACAATGCAAAAACTCCAAACATAAATTATGACCAAAATCCTTTTGTCTATGTGAAAAAAGTTTATAACTGGGGATTTACTGGATTAAATTATCATTGGGGGAAAGATAGACAGTATACTTGGGATGAAATCGCGGGTAAGTTATATGAAATTTATCCATCCGAAATTGAAGACTTAAAAAGATTATCTTTCGGCAATGTCAGGACTAAATAGTTCAAAAAAAAATAAATGGCACCCACATTCAGGTATCCACAAAAAAGATTAGAAAATAATACCGACTATGTGAAAATTGATGCTTATGAATATCGCCCTCCAGGTGTTGGGCAATTAAGTTCTACCAATTTTGTAGTACCAACTTCAGATACATATTATCAATCTATAGGTCAAAAAGATATACGAGGTAGTGTTATTCTTCCAATTCCACAATCTTTACCAGTCAATTCACAATCTGCAGGATGGGGTTCTGGTGGTATGAGTGGTATAATAGCTGCTGGGGTAGGCGTTGCACAGGAAACAATAAAAGCGGGAAATTCATTTCAAGGTTTTGGTCAAGGAGTATCTGCTTTTATTAAAAAAGTAACATCTTCGGCACAGACTGGATTGGGACAAAAAGCAATTCAAGATTTTTTTGCAACGAAAGCAGTTGAGCAGTTACTTGGAACCGATCCAAACTTATTTGGAGAACTTCTATCAAGAGATACTGGAGCAGTGATTAATGAAAATATTGAGTTACTTTTTAGAGGAGTAAGCTTGAGAGAGCCTTTTTCTTTAGCATTTGATTTATCACCAAGAGATGCTGATGAGGGAAGAGTAATTAAAGATTTGGCATATTTCTTAAAAAAGGAAATGTCACCAAGAAAAGGAACTACATCAGGTGCTGCAGGAGGATTATTCTTAACTGCCCCAAGTGTTTTTAAAATTCAATATATGAGTGGTGGAAAACCCCACCCATATCTAAATAAGTACAAAATATGTGCCCTTCAAAATTTGGGATTAAACTTTACAGGTTCTAATACCTATGCAACTTATTCTGACGGCACACCCGTTCATATGCAGTTGACCTTACAATTCCAAGAATTGACTCCAATTTACGCGGAAGATTACAACAGCACAGAAGGAGCAACAGGAGTCGGATACTAATGACTTACTTCAGAGAACTACCCAACTTAGAATATCAGTCATTCCTATCAGATTCTAATTCATCTGATCAGTATTTGATTGTCAAGAATCTTTTCCGTAGAGTCAAACTGCGTGATGACTTACAAAATGTTTTTACTGTCTTTGACAAATATCAAATTCCAGATGGGTCTAGACCAGAATTAGTTGCTCAAGAACTTTATGGTAGCACTCAATATGATTGGGTAGTCATCGTATCTGCAGGAATCACAAGACTCAGAGACCAATGGCCACTTTCCGATAAGCAAGTTTATGATTATGCAGAGTCAATTTATGGAAATAATTTGAATGCGATTCATCATTACGAAACTACAGAAGTCAGAGACTCAGAAGATAGATTAATTCTTCCTGCTGGTCAAGTTGTAGATGCAGACTTTAAGGTTTCTTACTATGATGATGGCACTCTTTATACAAATGATGCAACAAGATTAGGAGATGATGTGATTCGTATTCCAGATCCTATAGTAGGAGTGAGTAATTATGAGTATGAAGTGAGAAAGAATAATGATAAGAGAGGTATCTATGTATTAAAACCAAGATACCTACAGCAAGTTATTAATGACACAAGAAAAGCGATGATTTATGATAGGTCATCGCAGTATGTAAATGATACTCTAATTAAAACTGAGAATACTAAATCAACTATTCCATTTTAATTCTAGATTCTTATCAAAAACTATCACATAACGGTGCTTGCGGGAGCGTTCTTTCCATTCTCCCTCAGCACCTTTTACTTTTCCACGAGAGTGCTTAGTTCCGTCTGAATAGTAGAAATCTTTTTTTGGATCTGTGAGACCCATATACTTAAAGTTACAAGCGCGATAGATTGTGCCAGAATGAAAATCACTATCAGCGTAAGAGATAATTGCCTTAACTTCAGTATCTTTTCGTAACTGTCTAATCGCTTTTGAAACAAACCAAGAAGTGATATTATACTCGCTCTGTTGAGTTTGTGGATGAATGCAGAGTCGTGAAAGTTCGAATAATCCTTGTTGTTCATTTCTCTCTAATCCAAAGGCACCTTTTGCGATTTCAGGAACAGGAAGTCCAGTGAAAATACAGACCCCAACAGGACCTCCAATATTTAACACATCTGTAAAAGATTTTTTATATAAAGAATAATTATATCCACTTTTGAAATCTTTTGATATGTCTTTTAGATAATGGTAATTATACAATAATTCTTTTATTTCTGATTTGGGAACCCTTTGAATATAATAATCACTTTTCATAAAAAACACTATACTTGTAAATATAATATTTTGATCTACCAGTCATTTTTACAGCATCTTTTATGCAATCATATACTACGCCATTATAGCATAGTTTTCTCGCTCTTGGATTTTTACCTCCCATTATATCTGAATTTTGAATACCCTTATTCCAAGGTTTTCTTCCCTTACAAGAATCACTTATTTTTTTCCTAACTTCTGGTCTTTTAGTTGGATTTTTATCTCCAACTAATTTTCCTCTTGCTCTTAAACCTTTTTCTATATCTGACTGTCTTCTTTTTTCAGTAATAGTCTTTGGAGTTCCTCTATTTGCTTCTGCAATTTTTCTTTTATGAGATTCTGATAAAGGTTTTCCAAGTCTTGCTTTTCTTCTATTTTCAATATCCTTTTCAGTCATTATTTTTCCAGAACATCCATCCCCACCATTAGTTTTATTATGAAGAATTCCAGTTCCTAGATCTTTTCTGCCAAACACAGCAATCATATAGATTTCGTGATTAAATGCTTGTTCCTCTGTAAGATTTCTTTTTAAAAATAAAATTCTTTCCTTTGATGGTGGATAAAAACTTCCGTGTTTTAAAAATGCTCTTCTACCCTTTCCCTTACCAATATAATAGGGTGTCCCATCTTCACGCAAATATGCGTAAGTATAATAGTCCATCTGCTTCTAAATTAAGGTCGCAATAGTATTTATAATAAAATAGGGTGGATTTCTCCACCCTTCTCTAAAAGTGCGACCTTGTTAGAGCATTAGTATTTAGACATCAATCATCAGATGCTAATTTTGCGAAATACGAAAGCGCATCATCGTCCTCATCTTCTTCTGCCGCAGGAGCAGCAGCGCGGCGAGTTGGTTTCAGATTGCTGATTTCCTCACGAAGGTCATCAGTCAACTCACGGGAAGACCCACGAGTATATTCTTCCTCTTCACCTTCTTCGACATCAAGACGCACATTTGCTTTCGATCCAAGCACAGAATGAAGACGTGCTTTCAGTTCTTCATAAGTCTTGAATTGATCGGGAGAAACAAATTCAGCAAGAGAATACTGCTTCTTCCAGATTGCTTCCAGAGCATCATCATCATCCAGCAAAGCACTCTGAGGAGCAAACTCACTGGAATCATAGTTACGATAACCAGCAACATTCTTTGCCTTCAGTTTGAAGTTGGCGCCTTGCCAGAAGTCAAACGGATCGATTGCTTCTTCATCTTCAAACTCAGGTTGCATTGCAGCAGTCAGTTTGTCAAAGATCTTCTTACCATACTTGAAGAGGAAGACTTTACCTTCATTTTCAGGATTGGCAGGATCTTTTACCACATAGATGTTGGAAACATAAGTCAGTTTGCGCTTCTGCTTACGTGCAACCTCTTTACCAGCATCAGTGCCGTTATTCCAGAGACCAGAGTTGTGCTCACATACAGGGCACTTTTGATTCATAGTCGTCAGGCAGGTGTCAATCAACCAACCACCAGGACCTTGGAATGCGTGACTATAAACCTTCACAAAAGGAATGTCTTCACCATCAGGGGCAGGCAGAAAACGGATTACGGCATATCCATTACCGCTTTTATCTACGTCCATTTTCCACAGACGATCATCGGAAGGACTTCCAATAGTATTCATTTTTTCTACTTCTTTCACCAGTTTTGCGGTGAGAGAACCAAGTTTAGATTGTTTTTTAAGGTCGGAAAAACCCATTTGGATACCTCGGATAAATTGGATTCGGGGGATTACTCGGATAGTATAACAGGGATTCCCTCAACCGTCAATGTATTGTTTGAGGGATTGGATAGTCTTGGTCATACTATTGAATAAGATTTGCATATCAGTCTCTGGTGGGAAACCCATCAGTGCGACTGATTTGCGTAGGTTATCTTTCATCTCAACCGCTTTAGGGTCGTCTGAAAGGGACAACCTAGTATACATCACTCTTTGCTTTTCTAGCAAGGATTCAAGTTTTTCAATATGCTCCAGTTTGGTTTCACGGTCCATCATACCAAAAGTCAAAAGACTTCCGTAGATACTTTCTTGTAACTGATTGATTTCTTTCAGTTCATCTTGAATAATATCGGAGTCAAAAAAGTTACTCATTTATAATGTCCCGTAAAATTTTCTTAAACTGGAATATGTCAGTATTTATGAATGGAGTGTATTTTTTTATTTTCAAACTTACGGTTTCCCACACAGGGTCGTCAAGTTTTTTATCAAAAGTTTTTGAGAAACCAAATATTTTTTCGTATATTGTTAAGGTTTCTAGCGACAATTGCCCGCTTAGAAACTTTTTGAGGATGATTGGGTGTCCTTTGGAACAATTGAAAACATCCTCTAATTTGTTCTCCGAGAGCAATTCGTTGCTTTGCTCTTTGAATAAGTAAGTCAAACTCTGTTGTCTCCGCATCCATTCTGCGTATGTTCTTTCGCCAGAATTTATAATTTCTCCAATCCATAAGTTTTGTGGGTTGTCTGCAGATACAAAGTTTGATACAAGAAAATTTACGACTTCTTTGTCATCATACTTACGCGAAGTTTTTTCAAACCAGTATTTGTCCTTTCTTTTATTGAAAGAAGTTACACTGGCACGGGTCTTCGCACCGTATTTAAAGAAGTCGTATTTTGGATTTGTGAAATGATTTTTAAGTGACAAATAATGTTGATAAGTTTCAAAAGGAGTCACAATCATAGAGGCAGTTTTGCTCGGGAAGTTTTCTTCATAAAGTTAAGACGAATGGCATCCCATTTCAGTCTTTCTTTAAGTGGTTTTGAAATAAGTTTCGTTACTGAGTCTACTTCAAGATTATTGATTTCGCAATAATGACAAATAGCATCAATGTAATTCATATTCTCCACTGCCACAATGTTCTCTATTTCTAGAGCAAACTTAGAGGGCGTAAGAAACTTATTTTCTATGACTTGTTCTAATTCTTTATTGGGTTCCATATGATTCCAATTTATCTCTAACAAACTCTCTAATGTATTCGGTGAGTAGTTTGATGTATTTTGTTTTGTCTCTTTCTTCATAGACGACGCATTCTCCATTTTCGCAAGCCATAATAATTACAAGTTTTTTAACTGGAATACCAGTCAGTTCGTAAAGCATACAACCATATGCCATACATTGAACAAAATAGTGTTCGATCCACTCTCGTGGTTTTGGTTTTTTAGAAGTCTTAAAGTCTATGATTGACAATTCTCCATCAAACTCTGCTATACAGTCAACAGTGCCAGCAATGCCTAGTTGTTTACTGTAGAGTGACCCTTCAAGAGCATGAATATTATTTATACGATTGAGAGTTGACTTAGAAATCTTGAATAAGAAATCAGACAGAGGTTGAACTTCTGGAAGAGTCTCATTTTTTAAATGATACTCAACAAGTGTGTGCATATCAGTGCCACGACTTGTTGCTTGTCGAGTAATCTTATCTGCTTCTTCTTCACCAACTTTTTTTCGCCAGTTAATAAATATCTGGCGATTTTTATGACTGGTGACAGAAGTGATAGAAACAAGTTTGATTAATTCATGATTATCAGGAACTTTATAGTATCTTACCCCATCAATTGTTTCTCTTTCGAGTTGGGGTAAATTCAAATCAATGTGATTAAATATCAAAAACCTGCCTCCATTTTTGCGGTGATGTATTCCTTGACAAGTCCAGAGCGAACAATATCTTCTATACCAAATTCAATTATATCAAAGGAAGGCATTTTACGCAAGACTGACATAAAATCTACAATACCATTTCTTTCATTTGTCTTTTGTAAATCAGACTGAGTGGCATCACCACAAAACATAATCTTAGTATTTTCACCAACGCGGGTGATAATAGAATCTAATTCATGGAAGTTTAGATTCTGAAACTCATCGACAATAATAATAGCGTTATCAAGAGTTGTACCACGAAGGAATGAAGTAGACCAAAACTTGATTGTTTCTTGTGACTTTAGATTTCCATAAAGCATTTCAAAATCAGCATCAGAAGGCATCTGGAACATATACTTTACCATATTCTTATAAGGAATTTGGTAAATGTCTGCCTTATCATCGTGACTTCCAGGCAAGAATCCAATTTCACGAGTAGCAACTAGTGAGCGGACAATATAAACTCTTTCGTATGGACTTCTTTCATTCAATACATCTTGAATAGCATTATAAAGTGTGATAAACGTTTTACCAGTTCCAGCGCATCCATAGGCAACCAAGTGCTTTTGCTCTTTATAAGATTCAAATAACTTTCTTTGGTTGTCTGTAAGAGGTTCAATATCTACAAGATATTCAGAACTCAGTGGTTTTTTGCGCTTCATTTGACGAGTAGTAAGACCAACCCCGATTGGTTGCTCTGCTCTTTTTCTTCTTGCCATAGTTGGTTATAGTTTTTTTACAGTTGATCCAGGTGCTTTACTTGCTTTTTCTAAGACATCATTCCATCCAGGATTTTTACTTACAAGTTTATTCCTCCACTCACCAACTTCTCCTGGTTGAGGGCAAGTTGATGGGTCGGACCAATCACGAATCCAATCAGGATTATCAGTTTTCCACTGGTCCCAGTCGTGGATACTCATTTCCACTTCTTTCTGTTCACCAGTTTTGGTATTGACTATCGGATATACAGGCATAAAGTTACGAATTCAAGATAATTTATTTAGAGTCATTATACCACATACTTCCAAACATATCCTTTATGTTTTTTCCTTTTATTTTGACAAACTAAAGTTATTTTGGAAGTTGAGGCGTTATTTTTTTCTGCGGCAATGGTCATACTATCATAAACTTCAATTAAATTTCCATTAGTATCATATTTTCCTATTTTTTTAATTTTATGAGAGGTTCTTTTATATGAAGATATTTTTGATAGTGGTTGATTTTCAAAAGTTTTCCATTGAAACCCACCACAAGTTTGATATTCTCCTCTTATCACGGCACCAATGCCTTTACAATCTTTACCAAAAACATCATAAGAAGCATCTCTACAACTTTCATAAACATTGACTAGATTTCCATCCAAATCATAACAAGCAACTTTTTTAGAATTGCTTTGTTTAATTGCTTGTTTCCATCTATCCCCGTGCTTTTTATTGAGAAATCCACCACCGTCGCCTCCATTAGTCATATTATAATATGGTTTCAAAAGAGAGACATAATACATTTCTCTTTCATTTACTTTATTTTCAAAACACTCTTCTATAATTTCAAATACAAAATTTTCAACACCATACTTTCTCATAGCATAATATAATTTTGTATTTCTTACTTTTGAATGAGATTTATGCTGTCTCCATCTTACTTTTGGTCTTTTGGATTTACCAATATAAATCTGCTCATTAAGAATATTTGTTATTTTGTAAATGTAGTGTGAAACCATAATACGATAGTTTTACTCTACCAATATTTATATAAATTAGGGACTCAAACGAGCACGATGTAGTCTCTTTTCTTCATAATACTTCCAAACATTTGGAGACCACTTTTGAAGTTCTGGAGCAATTGCGTCACAAAGTGCTTGAATCTCAATTTGAGCATCAAGTTTAGAACGAAGGTCCATAAAGTGAAGAACAGAACGAAGGTTAAATGAAACTACAAAGTTTTGCCGAATTGCCTGAGGAAGATAATCACGAATATGCTCTTCACACATACCTTGCTCATAATACTCAGCATACTCCTCACACTCACTCAGAATGCGCTCTAACTTGCGTTGTCGGTTCTCTTCGGTCCATTCATACTTCTTACCCTTACGATTGGTGTAGAATCCCTCAGGACGCACATAGAAGACATCTTCGACATCAAGTTCACGCTTAGCAACCTTTACAACTCTCTTTCCAGTATATCGTTGCGACTGAACATCCCAAGAAGTGCCAATTCGATGAGTTCTTGCCTGAACGATTACATTATGAACAAAACCAGATACCGAAAAAGTAATTCCGGGATGCTCTAATGGACCCCAGTGACCTCTTTCATTTGCGAGTAGTTGCTCTACAATCCACTCACCACATTCCTGAGGACTGGGGACCTTAACTTCGTGAATTGGTACTTCGGAATAATCACCTTTTCCTGCCTGCCAAATAACTTGTTCCGGAATCGGATAACATTGAAGTCTAACAACTTCAAGTCTTTTATCAAGTTCAAGAAGGTCTTTTGCTTTAATAGGTTTCATTTCTTTCCAAATCCTTTTGATGTTTGTGCTTCTAACTCTTTAATTTGCTCTTTTACTGTACGAAGTTGTGCTTTCATTTCTTGAATTTTGTCATCAGTATAAAGATGATCTTGTTTGATTAATCTTTCAAGAAGTTTTACAAGTTGCTTTGCTCTTGATGTTTCAGTCATCTAAGTCAGAATCCTCAAATATTTCGTCGTAATCTAAGATTGGTCTTTTTCTCACATCTGGTTCTGTATATGAGTAAGCAGAAACATCAGAATACACTTCTGCTTTTAGAGAATCAACCAACAGTTCAAGATTACGGACGATGAGTTTTAGTTTGTCTTTGTCCATAAGATACCATTCTCTCTCAGAATTTTAGCATAAAAAAAGGAGGGAATCAATCCCTCCTTTGAATTTTTTTTTACTTAGACAACCACTGAATATACAATGAAAGTAAAGTAATAAATGCGACAGACGCAACTGAAATTTGTGCGATGATTAGCATCACTTTGCTCCTGCGTTTGCTAGCAGTGCTTGGTGACGACGTTGCTCTTTTTGCTTTTGCTCTTTAATGAGTTGAAGCACATTGAGTTTTTTCATCACTTATGACCCTCCTTTACAAACTTAACACCACGATAGGTTTCGTTGTATTGTTGGGGTTGTTGCATCATTTGCTGTTGATACTCAAGACGCTTTTGAGTATCATACTCTACGCCTCTGTATACGACTTTAGACATTAGGTTTTCTCCTTAGTTTTTAAGTTAAAGAGCGTTCCTTCAGTCGGCGTTTGCGTCCGCTATTTGAGAATAGCGAATGAACGTTCCGTTCCGCGTCGGCTTACTTCCGTCTGGTTTTCCAGATGAACGTAAGGTCATTATAGACCCTTTCATCGTATATATCAATCTTATTTTGTAACTTTTGTTACAATTTTTAAAAATCTTAATAGTCAAAAAAATTGCCGGGATTTTTTCCCAGCATTTTTGAAATCACTTTCGCTTTTTCTTTTGAGGTTTTTGATACCCCCATAACTTAGGATTAACTCTACCATACCCAAAGTCAATACTCTTTAGATTTTCACGAAACTTATCCCAATACATATCAAATAATTTAATTCTTCCACCACGAGTCAAGTCAAAACAAATCTTATCGTCAATCATATACTTGATAATATAAGCATCATTTGGAGCATCCTTAGTGCATACTTCAGCATAAGATCCATCCTGAATTAAAATTTCACAACCATAACGTGCTTTACAGGTTTCTTTTTCTGCTGGTGTCCAAGAGTCCATATGCTTTTCTGTACTTTGTGCTCTTTCAATTACATCACGAAGTCTGCTCACGAACGTCCTCCCCAATGAATATCAGGATATGCTTCTGAAACAATTTGTTTTGTAATCTTATACTTAGTTTGAAGTTTTTTATCCTTTATGAGACAAACAATTTCTGCTTCAAGTGGATGAAGACCCTGAAGAAGATTGATAAACATAGTTTCTCTACGAATAGAACTTAGTCCATCATTTCCACCCTTAATAAAGTTATAAAATTTTTGATACTCTTTGCGAATAGAAGAACGTCCCTGATCTTGAGATCCTAAAGAATTAGATCCAATTTCACCCATTTTCTCAACAGCGTCGGATATTTTTTCACTCAATGTTCCTTTAAATGAATCCATTTCATTTACCGCAGCGTACGGAACATCGCCAGGAGGAAGAATTGAAATTACACTTTCATCAAAATTCCAAATAAAAATTGCTTTTAAAGAAGGATGCTCATACTTTCTGAGCACTTCAATTTTTTTAGAATTGGTTCTTTGCTTTGCAATCAAATTTAAAATTTCAAAGACAAAAGGATTTGCAGGAAGATCTTGGATTGGAGCAGCTGCTACTTTTGGTTTTGAAACTGATTTTTTAGTGGTCGTTTTTGATTTTGTTGTCGTTGTCATAATTCTACAAAATGTTGAATACTGTTAGTGATATTTATTGTCTATTACTATTCTTCTTCTATATCTTCCATTTCAAAGTCATCATCAAAATATCCTTGCTCAAATCTTACAGATACAATTTCTTCATCAATTAGGTCACCATCTTTATTATAAAATTCTGGATGATATGCGATTTGCTTTGGTCCTTCTTGATGAGTCATCATGTATTCTCTTGCAACCCAACCTATAGCAAGTCCCACTATAAGAAACAATATGGTTAGAAAGGAACCTAAAACTAAACTAACTGCTAACATTTCTTTTTCTCCGGGAAACTACTTTTTTCTTCCTTGACTTTAAGGAAAATTCAAAATAGATAGTTACTTCCCGATTCAGAAAGCAAACTATCTTCTCAAAAATGAGATGGAATGGTTGAGTCTGCTTTCGTTTACCTCCATTAAGAATAAAATCAACGCCACGATTTCTGTGGTCTGAGTTATTTATGTTAGTATCAGACAATTTGTTTTTCTTTCAAATATTTGACAGTATCACTACAACCACCAAGTTTTTTATCATCACAGATGACTTGAGGGAATGTGGACCCTTCACCAAACTCAGAATAAAATTCATCTTTGGTGAAGTGTTCATCCAGATTATACACGACAAAGTTGCTTCCTGTCAACTCTAATACTTGTTTAACCTTATAACAATAAGGACAATTTTCTTTTGAATATACAGTAAAGTTCATAAGTTAAAAATTAATTAAAATTTGTTTTCTTTATATATCTTCCATAAATTTAGCACATCATTATAAGATTCGATATGAAATCCTTTTTGTCCACCAGAGACAAAGGTAGATTCTATGGAAATATTTTCAACAAACAGTGGAAAAGTGTAAGTTTTTCCAATCCCAGTAAAAACTATATTTTCTACTAAATTTGGTTGTTTGTGATACAATGGATCTGCAGAATAATTTTCATCATGATACCATACATTTGGAGTTTCATTGACAAGGTTTAAAATAAATTTATCTTCTTTAACATAAGAGTCTACCAATTTTTTAGCATATTCTCTTTTCATAATGTATGCGGTTGCTCCCCAAAAATCCCACATCCTTTCTTTTAATTTCAATTCAGTTATATAAAAATGATCGGCAATAAGAAGCAATTGAACACATTCCCAATCTTCAGGCAATTTTTCTATAAATTCATCCCAATTAAAATTCCAATACTGAACTGTTTCTAGACTTAAATCATCTTCACAAAAAAATCCATAAGAGTCATCACATTCTTCAATCCATTTTTTTATAAGTTTAAGATGTGAAACGCCACATTCAATACCTCTCATAGAATAAACATCATCACTATAGAGATGTAAATATTCACCTTCTATATTTTCAGAATACTCTGGATATTTTTTCGATATTAAAAAATTTACATCATCAATTCCATAGTTTTCAAATTGTCCTACAAGAATATTTCTTCTAGTAATATCATTCTCCAAACTAACACAATATACTTTTGGAAAATTTTTTAGTTTCATAGTGTTTAAGTATCAAAAAAGAACATCTGCCAAAGTCTGCCACTATTTTTATTACAACCAAAATATTCTGAAGCAGAATGAATGCAACTTCCATCAAATATTATGAGACGATTAAAAACATTTCCCATAACATCTACAGGTTCGAATGGAGTTTTGTCTAAATGTGTTGTGGTTTCATTTATAACTCCAGAAAAAGCATCGTCATAAGAGACTTCATAATAATCTCTACCTCTTGTTTTTTTATGTGCAAACAATGTTGTTCCACATTCAAAAGGAGCATCAGGTGTTAAGTATAGCACAGCACCCCATTTTTGACTATCCCAATGATAAACTAAGGGTTCTCCTGCCCAAGCAATTTGAAATTTACCATTTTCACTATGTTCTTCCCATGCCGTAATTTTTCTTCCCATAATTTCTTCAAATTTTTCTTTTAATCCTGGAAACAAAAATTGTTGATATGTTCTCCTACCAATAAACCCCCTCCCTATTCCACCCTCAAAATAATCCTGTTGAAGAGCAAAATCACGAACAAAATAAGGATCATTATAAAAATTATCTACAGTCCATACTCTTAACTTTTGATTTAGACTTATAGAAAAATTTTCAACTCTAACTCTTTTAAAAAGAATAGAGGCATCAACATTTTTTACCATTTCGAATCCATAAGATTCGATTAATTTTATTGATTTTTTAGTATCTTCTGACCAATCTACATCATCAATAAAACAATAACCATTTAAAACTACCTTACTAGCATATTTGTTTATGTCTTTAAGAACTTGCACTGTGTGTTGACCATCAATATGGATAACACTTAAATTTTCTATTGCTGGAGCATCATCACTAGTAGATCTTATCAACTTTGTATACTCATAAACACTTAGATCTTCTATCGCATTGCAACAGACATTTAACATATTTTCCAAATCAACCGTTCCCCAAAATTGTTGGTGACTTGGATGATCATATCCAGTTAAAGCATCTTGAGTATTCCATGGATCAATTCCATAGACAGTTCCCCTAGATAAAAATTTCAGTGTGAGAGAGAATGGAATTAAACTCTTTCCGCCAAAAACTCCAACTTCAAGACAATTTAACTCTTCCTGTTCTTCAGATAATTCAAGAATACATTTAATAATTTCTTGTGCCTTTTCTAAAGAACACCATCCCCAGAGATTATATTTTTGGTCATATTCCTGATAAATTTTTTCGACTTGTTTTAAAATTTCTTCAGAATAATTTTTATCTTCTCCCATAAATTAAAATCCTAAATTTTTTTCTCTAATAAAATTCAAATCATAAGTAGTATACTTATTATCATAATTTTCCATATTAAATGGTTTTGAATATTTAAATTCTTTTCCCCATTTATTAGTTAAATATACAGATTCATTAAGTATTCTAGAATTGTCTAATTTTTCTTTCAACTTCATATCCAATCTCCAAGTTTGAGATCCTGTAGTTGCATAATCTTCTTCACCATGCAAATAATTTTCATCTAAAGATTTATACTTTATATTTTCATTCATAATTCGAATATGATAATCAACATCTTCTGCATATGCTGGATATAAATTTTCGTCAAATAATCCACATTTTTGAACTACCCAATCCTTAATTAAAAATAAATCATACATACCTCCACCCCAATCGGATTTTTTAGCATGTATCATTCCATATTCAGGATTTAAAGATTCTTGATAGAATTTTTTTAATAATCCAGGACTAAATTCAACATCGTTACTTACAAGCATCCAGTATGGTTCCATCATATAAGATTTAATAATTAAATTCCATCCACCTCCACATCCAAAATTAGAAGGCATATGACTAACATGAAAATTTTTTATGAATGGGTGTCCAGAGTTGCATATCTCATTTAATTCTTCAGTAATCTCACCTTTTCCATTATTGTTTACAATAAAAAAGTTTTTAACAGGGTAATCGACACTATCAATTAATCTTTTTAACCAGTGCACGCCATTTACGATCGGAACGCCAATTACAGGAATTATTCCCCTTTCAATTTTTAAATTATCCATATTAGCATCAACTGCGTCTTTATGACTTTGATCCATTACATCCCAGTAATTATGATATAAGTCTAAAAACAATTGCCTAGATTGCTCTCCTTTACCCCACCAATAAGAAGATACTGCCTTTTCAAATATCAACCCATATTTTCCAGGATACTCCAAATGATCATTTAATGGAGAAAGATCGAAATCACATATTTCTAAAGACAAAGATGATAACATATAAGCAGTGTCAAATTGTCTTCTTCTCTCTTCAAATCTTGAAAAAAGAAAGTATGCTTCAGGTCTTTTTGGAAGAACTGAAATCGCATGTTTATATAATCCTCTAACAGCATCTTCTCTTTTTCCTTGCCTATCAAAACATTCTGCCGCATGTAATAGGCATTCGTATGATAAATTTAAGTCTTCGCTTCTATCAGCGGCACGAATAAAAAATGAAACTGCAGATGCTGTTTGATTTATTTTTTTATATTCTAATGCAAGATTAAAATTATTTTTAGGATCTTCAACATTTTGAATATATTCTTGTAATCTTTCAAGAAGCATGGATATAATCCTCTAAAAATTTTTCAGTAACTTTTAACAAATAAGCACAGTTATCCTGAAATCCAAAAGTAATTAAATAACTGTCACGATATTTAGACATTCCACAAACAAATTCTATTTTTGCTCCCATAAAATCAAATTCTTCAGTTATCTTTTTTATATTCCATTCCTTATCCCAAATTACAAATCTATGTCGATAAGTCCCATTCTTTCTTCCTGCCTCACTATCATAAAAATAGACTTCGTGAGTAATCGTAATGTATCCATCCTTATATGGAATAACCTGAGAACCACCTCTTAAATCTCTAGGTAATTCAATACGCTGATTACTACTAAAAACTACATCACATTCATTTGTGTAAGGATTGTATTTAACAATTTCTGTAGGATTTACCCACTTTACAAAATGATAAGGAATATTAGAGATAGGCATCCAATTTTTTTCACAATATGAATCTAGGTTATTGGGCATTGGAATTCTAAATCTTTGTGTTTCCACAACTTTATTATCAATGGTTTGCAATTCACTCAATTCCATTCTACCAACGCCGTTGGTAGTTGTATCTCTACGAACTCCGCACAAATAAAATTTATTGTCCCATTTTACTATACGACCGTCTTCTAATCCTACAAATTCCCATAAAGGTTTTTGATCTAATTTTCCAGTGTCTACTTGAGAAAATCCAATTGCATTGAAATTAGAATCTAACTCACAAAAATAATTGGTTGTGGTTAATGTTAAATCATCTTCTGGATTCAAATACAGTAAAGGACCCCATTGATGCTCATAGTTGCTCAATTCAGAATGATATAATGTATACTGACAGTGCCTTATATTCACATATATTTTATTCCCATCCACAAAAACTGAGGGATTAAAAAGACCTGTACCATTCGTTAATTCTGAAGGAATTATAAGAGGATGGATTGAACCTCTATTTTCTGAGGCAAGTTTTACAAAGTTCATAAAAACATAATAAGTTATTGAATATATTTATTTACCACTAGTATAACTTAATTTCTTTAAATACGGAATTGCACATCTCATTAATTTCTCTTTTAATTCTTGCTCTCTCATCATTAGTAATGTAAACACTACGAGCAAGTTTAATAAACTCTTCGTCAAATTTTTGTTCCTTCTCTAACTTTCTCAACCTATCTTCAATCTTCCAAAGTTTTTCATTCACTTTTTTAAGTTTAATTTCATACTCTAAAGTATATTGAGTTAGAGTACTCTTAATTGAATTTAATTGTTCCAACTCTTTTATAACATATTCATTATCGGTGAACATAGATTTAATTTCTAAAATTGAAATCTTATCTAATAATTCACCGACTGATACTGGAATTTCAATCTTCATTTTTAATGCTTAAATATAAGTTTTGAATTGCTTCTATCCTTTCAGGAAGTGTTAATGTTTCAGAATTAAATCCAGAAGCAAATACAATAATGTTTGGATTTTGAGTCAATCTACCAATATTAAGTAGATGAGTGAATGCTTTACCCATAGCATCCCCACCAATATTCATTGCTTCACTTAATGCGTGAAAAGCATAATTAGATGCTCTTTGAATATCTTTGGTATTAATAAGAGCGATACTAGTCATAATGAACACATCAATTCTTGATGGGTCAAAATATGCTTTTGAAAGATTTAGATATTCTTGACCAAGTTCAATAGTCTTCTCAATATTCTTAACTTCAAAATAATGCTTGAAGATAAACCAAAGATAATAAACACTTGTAGGATTCTTTTCAAATTCTCTTTCGCAAATTGAAAGATAGAAAAGTTGCTTATCCACACTTGGTTGGATATTCTTAGTAATCTTAACTGTTATATTAACGGCAACTTCATTCAAATATTCTTCTGTTGGAACAAATGTTGGAGTTTCATGAACAGCATTCACCCAAATGTAGTTTTTGGTTCTATGAAAACGAATGTGAGATGCTTGACCTAATGTTGGTTCTTCGTCTCCAACCTTATCATATCGTTCATGATTAAATACTGTGAATTCTTCGGCAATTACACCAAGACCTTCTGGAAAGAACTCATCCAGATCTTCATTGAAATCAAGAGAAAATGCCCAATCAGTCTTTACATAAGATAGTGCTTGATTTCTCGCTTTGGCAAAATCAAACTCTTCTCTGGTCTGTGGATGCTCATAGACTTCAATACCAGCATCTTTGAGTAGTTGAACTGTATTATCTGTGCTTCCCGTATCAACTACAACAGTATTTGTAAACTTCTTTGAAATTTCAATGAATTTCTCAACATTCTTTTCTTCGTTTTTAGCAATAGCATAAAGTGTGATGTCCATTTTTTCTCCTTGTTTTTGATGTAACCAAACTTTGTTTAATGTAAAATCTCCACGATCTAAAAGAACTACAGATTTTCCTGTAAAATATTCTTTAACTGCTTGAATAACTCCACCCCAACTTATTACATAGTCATCACCAGTAATAAAACCTCCTGGTTTTACTTTTGGATACCAAGCAATAATATCTGCTAAAACATTTTCATAATCGTGTGAGGCATCAATATGAACAAAATCAAGACTATTATCTTCAAATTGTTTTGCTGCTTCTACACTAGTAGTTTTGAGTGGTATTACTTGTTTTTGAATACCACACATTTGAATATGATAATTAAAGATATCAAATAGAGTTAGGTTTTCATTCTTCAATTTTTCTATTGTTTCTTTATGCTGAGGTTCTTCGCTTCCTTCCCAAGTATCTACGGCATAAAACTTGATATTTTTGGAAGATTTTTTAATTTGTTCTCCCATATAACAAGTAGACCTTCCCATCCAAGAACCAACTTCCACAAAAGTTGAGTTATCTGGACAGTATTTAATTACTAAATCATAAAGGTTAGTATAAGAAAAATAACCTTCAACATCTTTCCATTTCATATTATTAATATAGATAATTTTTCCAATCAATACAAGGTGATAATAAATCTTCTTGACAGTGTGTAGAATAACCAGGAATAGAAGAGATAAGAACTCTTCCTCTTTGAGATAATTCTAAAAATTTTTGGTGGTCCGCTGATGGTTCCACTCCTGTAGAATATTTAGTGTGAGTATAAAAGTCTTCTACGAGAGTTGAATACTTAACGGCAAAAGTATTTGTCGTTGATGGTGTTGCCATCCAGTGACAAGAATCTGTGAACAAAACTTTGGTACGAAACTCTTCATAATATTCACCATACTTATCTCTATGGTCGTACAAGGTCACATAAGAAACTGGTAGAGTAAATCCCTCCATTAGAACTTTATCCCATCCTGGTTGATGAACATAATCATCTTCTAGAAAGTAAATGATATCATCTGGAGAATGGTTTTGAGATTGGACATACTTTAATGTCTCAATAAAACTCTTTGCTTCTCCACCGCAATTAATAGTATGAACATTATTCTCCTGTGATAAGAAAGTATCTTCTATCTTTCCATAATATTCATCATAGACGAGTGTATAATTTGTGGTTTCTGGATTAAGAGTATTTTTAAAATTTTGGAATACCTTTTCTTTATCCCACCAAGAAGGTCTCTGTTTTCCTGGAGACTCTTGAATTTTTGAGTAATAGCAGTGTCTTAAATATACATTAATTTTCATTCTAAATTACCTGATATGGAAATTCTGTAGTCATCACTTGTCGTGAATGGATAAACACAATGAGATAAATGGGCAGGAAATAATACTATTCTACCACACCAATCTTGATTTACATATAAAGTTTCTGTAGTTAATTGTCCAAGAATGTTTGGATAAATGAACTGGAATGTTGATGCTGCTTTTGCTTTTGTGTCTTTAACGTGAGAAGCGTTCAATTCTTCTTCTACTTTATAAGGAATTTTTAACCAGCAGACAAAACTAAAAGTACTACTGTGATGATGGATAGGATTAAATTCATTCTTCTTTTGAAAATTAACCCATAAATGAGTGAGATTAAATTCTTCTTCTTTTTGATAAAATTTCCAATAATTTGTATAAGACTTACACATACCATTCAAGTATGGTTGAAGAATTGGAATGGATTTTTTCAGTTCATATTGTCTTTCAATATTTCCAGCAAGTCCATTATTATACTTTGAGTGTGATTGAAAGTCTGTTGAAATTCCATTCACCTCTTCCATCACTTGGTTATGTACGTCTTCTGGAAGTTGTCCAGTTATTACTCCAGGATTTGGTAGTGATATATGATTAAACATTTTTCAATTTCTCCAAATCATATTCATTCCACCAAGACTTCCAATCAATGAAGAAGTCCTTATCCCATTCTGTCTGCATATGAAGTGCTAATGATGGAATAGGTGTAAAGCAATAGTATCCTCTTTGATAATAAATCTTACAAATACTATCCATTTCCATCGTTTCACTCACTTCACTTGTTGCCATTTTGTAAAACAAGTCCCAGTGTAGTTTAATAATACTACTATGAGTCATTAGAGTCACTGCTGGATGAATATTGGTTCTCCAGTATCGATCTTTTCCAACAACAAGATTACAAAGAACAGCAGTATTTTCTGGTAAATGATATTCTGCCGGTTTATTAAATGGAAAGATGCTAGCAGGTTTTCCTAAGTTGCAACTAAACTGATTGATTGCATGTAGCATTAATTCGATTGTGTTTTGTTGATGTAAAAAATCATCTTGAACAAAGTAAACCCAATCCTTTCCATAGTCTCTTCCATGCTCATAACAACGAAGTATAGAAGGCATTATACCGTAGGTTTCAAGATGAGTCAAATTAACTCGAAACTTTGCAGTATCAATCAGTCTTTGAAGAATATCTAAAAACTCTTGGTCTGAATGGTCATCAAAGATTTGTAGTTCTATTTCATAATCTGGATATTGTTCTTGAGCGTAGTTAAGACTATCGATCACAGAGAAAATACACCTTGATGATACTTCAATCTTTGGAGCATTACAATATCTTTTATGATTTTCATCGGTTTCTCTATTCCCCTTTGAATGAGACTGAATAACCACTAACAAATGAGTTTTCATAAATCAAATTTGGAATAAAGTTTTACATTTTCTTCTCCTATTATATCAATAGGATTTTGTGAGATTTTGGATAAATTTGGACGAATATCGTGAAGACCTTTCAACCCCCAAGCATCATCCTTTTGTTCTCCACAAGTATTATCAATGTTATCAAAGGTATTTGTGTAAGAAGGAATCTCCAGAAACTCATAGATTTTATTCAACTCTGCTTCTGGATTTTCTACAAGACTATTATATTCTACCAAATGAACCCAATCTGGGTACGTTGTAAGTCCATAAACCATAGACTCATAAGATGGAGAAACATAATATCTCCAAATATATTCGGCACGATTATTATTTGTGATTGCAAGTTTATCTTTTCTTAAGTGATTATCGATAAAATTATCTTCGTGCTTTGATTTTTCTATGAGCGAAATATAAGATGTAAGAACTTCTGGAATAGAACGATAAGTTGCTACAATCTTTGGTTTATTGGAAAGAAACCTTTGAACTATATCAAGATTCTTTCCCCAAAATCTATGCTTATCTAATATTGTAGACTTTGGTATATGATTATAAAAGTTAGCAAGCACTGCCTTATAAACATTATAAGATATTTCTTTACGGTCAAAAGTAAATTGCTCATTTACTTTATTGAATATTTTTTCTATATCAGTAACAAAATCACTTAATGGAGATGTTGGAGAAACATAAATGTCTGGATGTTGATTAAGAAGTGACCCTAATAGTGTGGAACCACTTCTTGGAAGTCCTCCAAGAAAATACAAAGTCTTCATAGTATTTTTCAGTTGTTATGTGTATTTAGATTACTGAATCGATGTAGGTTAGTGCTGCAATATGAAGATCTCCACCACTCACTTGTTTCCAATTGGATCCTCCAGCGAATGTAGTGATTGGAGTACTTATATATGCAAAAGTTGCTACTCCATTTCCAAGTTTTCCCTGCGTTCCACTACCCCAAGTCCATAAGGTTCCATCGGTTTTGATTGCTGCTGTATTATCACTTGCACCACTCACTTGTTTCCAATTGGTTCCTCCAGAGAATGTAGTGACTGGAGTACTTATGTCTCCTGTTGTTGTTGCATTTCCAAGTTTTCCACCACTTCCAGCACCCCAAGTCCATAAGGTTCCATCAGTCTTGATTGCTGTTGTATGAAAACGTCCACATGCCGATTGTTTCCAGTTGGTTCCTCCAGAGAATGTAGTGACTGGAGTACTTATGGATCCTACTGTTGCTCCATTTCCAAGTCTTCCATTACTTCCAGCACCCCAAGTCCATAAGGTTCCATCAGTTTTGACTGCTGCTACATGATAACCTCCACAACTCACTTGTTTCCAGTTGGTTCCTCCAGCGAATGTAGTGACAGGAGTAGAAGGAAAAGCAGATATCTGTCCGTTTCCAAGTTGTCCAAGGTTTCCAATACCCCAAGTCCATAAGGTTCCATCGGTCTTGATTGCTGCTGTGAAATACTGCCCATTACTCACTTGTTTCCAATTCGATCCTCCAGCGAATGTGGTGACTGGAGTACTTATGTTTCCTACTGTTATTCCATTTCCAAGTATTCCAAGTAGACCATAACCCCAAGTCCATAAGGTTCCATCAGTTTTGATTGCTGCTGTATGATACCACCCACTGTGTACTTGTTTCCAATTGGTTCCTCCAGAGAATGTAGTGACTGGAGTACTTATGTCTCCTGTTGTTACTGCGTTTCCAAGTTTTCCATTACCTCCAGCACCCCAAATCCATAAGGTTCCATCGGTCTTGATTGCTGCTGTATTAACTCGACCAGCATGTACTTGTTTCCAATTGGTTCCTCCAGAGAATGTAGTGACTGGAGTACTTATGGATGCTGATGATGTTATTGCATTTCCAAGTCTTCCAGCATCTTCAAAACCCCAATCCCATAAATTACCTTCACGAAATAAATCAGCAGGCACAAAGATATCATCAAAACTATAATCAAGTCCATTTTCTCTAAAGTTATAAAAGGTAGGCATTGGAAATCTCTAAGACTTAGTAAATTACTCTGATATCAAAACTAGAGTATTCATTTTCTCCCCCCATTCTATAAACCACTTTCTCATATCATCAGTTATTCTTTTATTATTTATCCCAAACACTTTAAGGTATTGACCATTTTCATTTCGTTCCACAGATACTAATACATTACACTTATCAGGTCTCATTTCTTCTGGTAGCAAATGTTGACTCCAGGCACACTGATAATTCCTACAAGATTCTGGTCGTCCTTTATGAACTCCACATCCATTACATTCCAAGAACTTACAAGACTGTCCCTGACCAAACTTCCAAGCAAAAGCATCACCAATCAACCAAGTACAACAAGCAGTACATTCTCCACATTCACGAAACATAATCTTTCTCCTGATAAAAATATGTATAAGGTTCGTGGTCTTCTGGTTGATACAAAGATTTCATCTTACCATTTCCAGTACCAATCCAGAATTCTCTGTCCAATCTAAAGTTACTCTTCAAGAACTCATCATCCAAAGTATTTACATAAGAAGCATTTGCCCACCAAAAGTTTCCTACAAAATGTTGAGTTCCTACCTTTTCCCAAGTTTGTGTACCATCACTCCAAGTTGTTGGTCCTAAAATCTTAAGATTACTTCCAACAACATCATAATCATTCAAATATTCTACACATTCTTTCCATCTATCAATCACAAAGTATTCCATCATTAGTCTCCAACTCTCTCCATTTAGGCAGTGTTGAGATATACCTTTTGTGTGAAAGTAAATAACTTTGTAGTCTGGATTTTCTTTACAGAAATCTCTTAAAGAGATTAGAGTTTCTGTTTCTTCTTTATGGTTTTGATTATAAACGATCTTTGTATTCTCTGGAACATTAAAAAGTTCTTGGTCTCCATTTACACCAAAGTGAATATAATCTGCTTCTTTGATTAATTCAGAAGCATATAATCTATGAACTTGTTGTAGATATACAAAAGCACCCAACCCCATTTGAGTTATGTGATAAAAAATTGCTAGTTTCATTTTATATAAAGTTTTTCGTCGTATATGTCTATATAAAAATCTCCAATTTCTCCATTCATCTTAGAATAATTTAAACATTTTGGATTAGCATTTGTTGTTTGTCCTATCCACAATTCTTTTGTTAATCTTGGAAGATTTGGATTTAAATATTCATCATTTAAAGTATTCACATAAGAAGCATTTGCCCACCAAAAGTTTCCAGCAAAATAATGAGAGTCAAATCTTTGCTTGAGAATATACTCATCTAAAAATACTTTTTTAGCACCATAACAATCAGTACCACAAGAATCATATTCACTTAGATATTCTACACACTCTTTCCACTTATCAATCGTATAGTATTCCATATACAATCTCCAAGCACTTGTTTGTAAATCATTTTTACTAGCACCTTTTGTGTGAAAATAAAAAACTTTGTAGTCTGGATTTTCTTTACAAAAATCTCTTAAAGATATTAAGGTGTCCGATTCATCTCCTAAATTTTTATTTCTTTTTACGATTGCCTTGTCTGGAACATTAAAAAGTTCTTGGTCTCCATTCACTCCAAAGTGAATATGAGATGCTTCTTTGATTAATCCTGAAGCATAAAGTCTATGAATTTGCTGTTGGTATATGAAAGCACCTAGACCCATTTGTGCTATATGATAAAAAATTGCTAGTTTCATATATTATAACTATCTCCTTCCATTCCTTTGATTGTTGTAAGTCCTAGATTTGGAATACTAATCACATTCCTTTTATTTAAGAACCGATAAAGAGAATGTTCAACATCAGTACCTGCCGTATATTGAATCATTTTTTCCATATAAACAAATGCTTTCTCAAGTGTCTCAACAATCTCATTAAAAAGCATACGGTCAAAAGACCATAATCCAGTTACCATCATACCCTTTGCACCATAAAGATAAGCATAGACATTCTCAAGTTCTTTACCATCAAAATTCTCTGCTTCTTGTGGAAGATAGTCATACTTTTTGATTATATATCGTTCCTCAAGAAACTTTGATTCATAATCTTTAATATCAAAATACTCATTCAACAAATATCTTCCAGTCAATTTGAATACTCTTTGACTATCACTGAATAGATTATGTTTTTTAATTACATAAAGAGCATTCAATAATCCTCTGGTTTCTAATAATGACTTAACATAAGTAATCAGTTCTGGTCTTGATTCTAGATTTTCGTAGATTTGTTTGATTACTGGTTCATTATAAAATTCCAAAAACAAATCTGCTTTTTCTTTGATTACATCTTTTTGCCTTTCGTCAATTGGTTTAGAAGAACACTCAAATAAAACGACATAAGAGTTTGGTACTTTTTCTCTTATACATTCAATCGTTTTTAATGTTTGCTCAAATCTTTGCTCCTCATCATAAGCACTAAACTTTTCTTCTTGAAAGTGTTTAAGTGCTGAACCAACCAAAAATAAAAATTTCATAAGTAATCTGTATTAAAACTAATAATAATTCTTTCTTCTGTTTCTTCTTCAGTATAGTGAACCAAATCACTTGAGAAAATGATTAATAATCCTGGATAAGGACTGATTGAAGTATCTGGAAATATTAAAGGAGTCTTTCCAGAAATATAAAATGCTCCACTTACAATACTTTCTTCGTGCTTATGTGCCTTAAGTTTATTTCCTGGTTTTGAAATATTAAACCAACTATTGATAAATTTGAGTGGTGAAATCTCATACTTATTACAATATATTCTAACATATTGTTTAAGAATATTTCTCAATCCAGTCAGTTCTGGATACAATAGAGTAGGCATTCCGTAATTATAAGTGGAAACACCATTGGTTACAAGACCGTGAGAACTAGTTTCTATTTGAAAAAGTTTGCTCTTAATAGTATTTAGATTGAGAAAAGAAAGGTTATACTCCTCTATCATTTAAAAATTCCTTCAGTTGCTTCAAAGGTTCGTCCCAGTTTCTTGGTTTCTTTTGCTTGAACAAATGGACATTATCCCCATACCACCAAGACTTTCCTGTTGAACTTGTCCAAACATAATACTCCATAATCGGTACAAAGACACATACTTCTTTACCTTGTGATGCTGCTATATGAGCAATAGAGGTACAAGAAGTAATCACCAAGTCCATTTGAGATACAAGTGAGAATGTATCTGTAAAATCCCTATTTGGAATATCAAAAGTATTTACCTCATAATACTCTGGTGGCAATTGATCAGGTAGTTGAAGTGAATATAATGACGAATTAGTTTTTGATATAACTTTGAATAAATCATCAGCATCAATAGAACGAAAATGTGCTTGTTCAAATCCAGAACCAGAGTTCCAGAATGTACCAATCTTATATTTTTGGTCTTCTTGTAGATATGAATATTGCTCTTCTTTTTGTGGTAGTGGTTTTAGATAAGGAGTTTGACCTAAATCTTCTACCTTGAGATTAAGATAATAAGGAAGAGCAAGGGCATAAACCCAACAAGCATCTTTTGGAAACTTTGGTTTGTCCCAAACACAGACAGAGTTAAATTCATTGTAGTTAAAAAGTTTTACTAATTCTTTTCTAGTTGATGTCCATATAGGATTCATTCCAAGTTTCTTCAGATGCTTCATAAAACGAATATGGATAATTTCATCACCAGCACCACACTGACTATCAATAATAATCGTTCTACCTGGAGTTACTGTTCCATCCCACTTCTCATAGTTTGGATACTTTTTATTCTTATATGCCTCTACTTCTCCTGCTTTGAGAAAGTGCTGAAGTCCTGTATGAATATCGTCTTTACGAAAGTAATGTCCAGATAGGTTATGATATGCCTTTCTTTCAATCTCTTCGGGTAGTCTTTTTTTAATTAGGTCAAATAGAAGTTTTTCTGATTTCTCTTTTTGATTTAAGGCAGAATATGAAAAAGTTTCCTCAAGAAGAAGTTCAGAATCTTGAGGATTTTGTGATTTGATTTTTGAGATTTGAGTTATTGCTTTTTCTGGATAGTTATTTTGGTTGTATGCGTTTATAAGGTTTTTTGCAGTAATGTAAATTTCTTCTTTTGACTTTGCTAACTTAAGTGCTTTCTCACCATAAGTAATAGCATTTGAGAAATCTTTAATTTCAAAAAAAATCTTAGCAACATCATCGTGCTGCTCAAAAGTTTCTGCTCTTTTTCCAAATGCTTGAAGAACTTCCGTTGTAAGTTCCTTTTCGTTGAAGGAGTACAGAGTTTTTGTAACCAATTCAAGAGGGTTCATTGTGCAATGATAATGTGTTTAGAGTATTTAGAATGGTGTAAAGTCTACTGATTTAATTGCTGCTGCAAAATCTGATCCACCACTCACTTGTTTCCAGTCAGTTCCTCCAGCGAATGTGGTGATTGGAGTACTTCTGTCTCCTGTTGTTATTCCATTTCCAAGTCTTCCAGCCAATGCATGACCCCAAATCCATAAGGTTCCATCAGTTTTGATTGCTGTTGTAAGACTTCCACCACTCACTTGTTTCCAGTTGGTTCCTCCAGCGAATGTAGTGATTGGAGTACTTATGTCTGTGACTCCTAACACTACTCCATTTCCAAGTATTCCTCTACCACCATAACCCCAAGTCCATAAGGTTCCATCGGTCTTGATTGCTGCTGTATGCTGACTTCCAGCACTCACTTGTTTCCAGTTGGATCCTCCAGCGAATGTAGTGATTGGAGTACTTATGTTTGCTGTTATTACTGCGTTTCCAAGTTTTCCATCAGTTGTACCACCCCAAATCCATAAGGTTCCATCGGTCTTGATTGCTGCTGTATTACCTGATCCAGCACTCACTTGTTTCCAGTTGGTTCCTCCAGCAAATGTAGTGACTGGAGTACTTATGTAACCAAAAATCGTTGTTGTTACTCCATTTCCAAGTTGTCCATTATATCCAGTACCCCAAAGCCATAAGGTTCCATCAGTTTTGATTGCTGCTGTATGAAATTCTCCACCACTCACTTGTTTCCAGTTGATTCCTCCAGCGAATGTAGTGACTGGAGTAATTGCGAATCCTGATACTACTCCATTTCCAACCCGACTTGCAGTACCCCAACTCCACAAGGTTCCATCGGTCTTGATTGCTGCTGTATGCTGACTTCCAGCACTCACTTGTTTCCAGTTGGATCCTCCAGCGAATGTGGTGACTGGAGTACTTATGTCTCCTATTGTTATTCCATTTCCAAGCAGTGCACTTCCCTCACCCCAAGTCCATAAGGTTCCATCAGTTTTGATTGCTGCCATGTGGTCATTACCAGCACTCACTTGTTTCCAGTTGGTTCCTCCAGAGAATGTGGTGACTGGAGTACTTATGTATCCTGTTATTACTCCATTTCCAAGTTTTCCAGAAACTCCAAAACCCCAAGTCCATAACTCTGGAGGAATACCTATCTTATCTGCAATTCCTGGGTAAACAGTAAATAAATAGTCTTTAGTGACTAACTTAGTCCCCAAATCAACACCATTACTATCTTTAAAGTTAGTTACTGGTTCTAAACTCATTTCATTCCTCTATTGGTATTTGAAATTCTCCGAGTCCTTCAAGTTCTTCAGATACTTCACGAACAATAACATCGTGAACCTCATCAATTGTTAAACAAGCATCAATCTCTTGAAGTTTTGCTAACTCCCAATCAAATGCTTCCTGAACTACTTTATCAACTTCACTTACAATGTACTGAAGTTGTTCTGTAGTGATCTCCAACCAAGTATTCTCAAACTTAAAGTTATGAGGACCAGGAGATGCAGAAAGTTTACTTGCAAGCATCAATCTTTCTTCTCTTGATGTTGATACTTTTACTTCAGTATCATTTACTATAAGAGTAATGGTAGTATTTTCTTTTTCTCTTCTATAAGGAGCAACTTCTTGTTTACGAAGTGCTTTGACTTCTTCTAAAGTTTTATTAGTGATTGTATAAGTAAATACAACTTTTGCAGGAACATCAATGTCTGCAAAAGTACCGTAACTATACACCACTTCACCATCTTCACCGACTTTCATATTGACGCTATCATCATCGGTCACACTCACATCATTACTCAACTTTTCTGTAACAATTTCCCAAATAAAGTTTCCTATATTATGATACTTTGAATCATTTTCTGGAATCACTCTTTCGATTGGAAGAAGATGTGTAATCCCATCCGAAAAATGAATTGGAACATGTAAATAACTTTTTGGTGAAATTCTATCTCTTAATTCCAAATCTTCTAATTCAGAATTAATCATACGTACATTGAATCTAATAGGTCCAAGAATGAGTTGATTGTTGTGTACTAATGCAAATTCCATATCTTTTTTTTAATATTTAGACATACTCAAGTTGAACAACGGGTCTATAGGTTCTAGTTGAAGTTGGATTATCAACATTAATTGTATAAGTACCTGCACTATCCGACAGAGAAAACCATAAAGTTCCTGAACCTATTGGACTTGTGCCAGAAGAATTCCAGTTAGTTGGACATTGACCCCAGGCAAAAATTATTGCTAGATCATCTCCAGTCCAATTAAATGAGGTAGTAAGACTAAATGTTTTAGTTGTACCTGTAGTAAAACTTTCGGATGATGCTGATTTGACTATAGTGTATCCAGTATGCCCCGGAGTTCCTCCACCAAAACTACCATTTTTCATGCCAATAGCATAATTCGGTAATGGTTGATATAATGGTTGTTGGGTTACATCAAATCTCAATCCACTTATAGTCGCAGATGTAGTACCAAGAGCAGATTGTAGTTCTGCAGAGGTATAAACCCACATTATAATATGTCTCCTAAAATAAATATTACATATATTTGGACTAGTTGTTGTATTGTTTCCTGATGCAGTTATTATATCTCCAGACCATGCAGGATCAGGCGGCGGTGGTGGCGGTGCATCATTTCCACCTATGCCTGATTGAACTGCTCCTGTATTATCAGATCTAGTACTCACTTGTTTCCAGTCAGTTCCTCCAGCGAATGTGGTGACTGGAGTACTTATGTTTCCTGATCCTACTGCGTTTCCAAGTAATGAGGAGCCTGCATAACCCCAAGACCATAAGGTTCCATCAGTCTTGATTGCTGCTATATTATTAGATCCAGCACTCACTTGTTTCCAGTCAGTTCCTCCAGCAAATGTAGTGACTGGAGTACTCATGTCTCCTGTTGCTGTTGCATTTCCAAGTTTTCCATTAGATGCAGAACCCCAAGTCCACAAGGTTCCATCGGTCTTGATTGCTGC